TATCTGCCGGTCAATCTCCCGAATCCGCTTTTCGATGTCCATGTTCTCCACCGGGGTGACGACCTTCGGCTTGTGCGTGGCAATCTCCGCCGCCATCTCCGGGGAGCGAAGCAGCTTCCGAATCTCGGCGTCGATGCGCCCCTCCAGCTCCGGGCCCTTCCAGTTCTTATTCTTGCAGTTCGGGTCCTTCACCATAGCCTTTATCTGCTTGGTGCGGGAGTAGCAGGCGTAGTAGGAATACTTGCCGCTGTTCCGCAGATAGTAGCGGCCCCCGCAGTGCCCGCAGAATAGAATACCGGCCAGCCAGTGTTTGGATTTGAACGCATTTGCTCCGTACATAGCCTTACGTTTTCCTCTCAGAACCTGGACGGCGTTGAACTGCTCCTCGCTGACCAGGGGTTCGTGGGCGTCGTCAACCCGCACTTCGCCGAAGTGGATGCGCCCCAGATATGTCTCATTTTCGAGGATATACCGAATCCCCGACCAGGAGGCATAGCTGCCGTAGCGGTTTGTGTAGCCCTCGGCCTGGAGCCGTTCAGAGATGGTGTTCAGGGATGCCCCGGCCAGATACCACTCAAATATCTTTCTGACCTGTTCAGCCTCGTAGGGGTTCACCACCAGCTTGCCGTCCTCGTAGTCATAGCCGATGGGGATATACCCGCCGCCGTGGTACAGCCCGGTCTTGGCCCGCGCGATGCGGCCCATCTTTGTGCGCTCCTTTATCTGCTCACGTTCGAGCTGGGCGAAGACCGCCAGCAGGCCAATCATGGCCTTGCCGAAGGGGGACGAGGTATCAAAGCTCTCCTGCATCGAAACGAAGTCAACGGAGTTGGGAAGAAAGACCTCCTCGATGAGATAGAGCGTGTCCCGCTGGGAGCGGGAGAGCCGGTCCAGCTTGTAGACCAGTACCACGTCGAACTTGTCCGTCTCCGCCATGAGCTTTTGAATACCGGGGCGTTTGAGGTTACTGCCGGTGTACCCGCCATCGACGTAGATGTCCGCAATCAGCCACCCTTGCGCCTTGCAGTAGGCTATCAGGCGCTCCTTCTGTTCGCCAACTGAGTAGCCCTCCTGGGCCTGCTCCTGCGTGGAAACACGGATGTAGATGGCGGCTTTTTTCACAGAGGCATACCGTCCCGGATATAGTTGGCGAATATCCAGTTCCGGCAGGTGCGCTGCTCCAGCGTGTACTCACCCTCGGGGTCCGGCTTATAGCCCTGGAAGTCAATCTGGCGGGCGTCCGTTATTTCGAGGTGAATCTTGTCGTTGTCGATGGTGATGGTCTGGCCTTCGCACGGGACGAAGGCGACGTGGGTGTTGTTGTTCCACACCCAGCCTTTGCTCAGGCCGCAGAGGTAGTAGGCTTTCACCTTGCTGTCCGGCGCAATATCCACCTCAACGTGGGCCTTGTCCTTAAAGCGGGTCTTTTCGTAGACCTCGTTGAACTTGTCGCCGATAAAGCATTGGGCGCAGCACTTATCTATGCGGACGCTGCGGATGGCCCGCAGCCAGAAGAAGTTACACCGCTTCTTTATATCGAGGGTCAGTTTCATTCCGTACTCCCTTCCAGCTCCACTGCATAATTGAGGAGCCTCAGTCGGTCCCTGCCGCCCAGCATCTCATAGATGTGCAACAACTCGACCGCCTCGGGCGACAGGGTTTGGTTGGTATCTCCCTGGAAGATGACGCCGCCGTGGTTCGCCTGGATGAACGAGCTGTTCGACAGCGAGCCACTTATGTTGTTGGACACAGCCGGGACCGTCTCAATGCCTCTCAGCAGGTAGTCGATGCTGACGTTGAAGTAATCAGCAATCTTCACGAGCGCCTCCACGCTTGGGAAGGACTGCGGGAGCCGTTCATACTTGCCGATGGCCGAAGGCACGACGCCTATCACCTCCGCCAGTGCGGTCTGGGTGACATCGCGCTCTTTGCGTAGTTTCCTTAGCCGTTCACCAAATCCGTCCATAAGTGGCACCACCTTTCCTGTAAGTTCATTATATGTCTTTTAATTCACATTGTCAACAAAAAATTTTTTCAGAAAAATTTGTGATTGTGAGTTGACATTCAAGACTTGAAGTGTTATAATGAGAATGTAATTCCAAAGGAACCCCGTCCAGATGGGGAGGAGGTGAGAAGATGAACGTGATGAGGGAGCGCAGACTGCGCGGCGCTATTCCTACCCAGCGCGAAGTCGCCAAAATCCTGGGCGTCAGGGAGTCTGCGGTCAGCAAGTGGGAGCGCGGCATCGCAAGGCCCCGCGCGGAAAAGCTGCCCATTCTCGCCAAGCTGTATGGCTGCACCATTGAGGAGCTTCTGGCTGACGCCGGTGACGCCCCGCAGGAGGAATGAACGCCGCGTCCGCCGTCCTGTTCGCGGTCGCAACGGAGCTTGCGAATCAGGCGAAGGACAGCCTGCCAGAGCTTCGAGAGGGCGAAAAGGTTCAGCGCGAATGGTTTGAGGACGGTATCTACAAACGCCTGACGACCTTTGAGGGCAGAACCTTTCTAAGTCAATTCGACTTTCGGCAAAAGAAAAGCCGCCGGGTGGCGGTAGGAGGTGAATGAAAACGACTGAGATAGCTTGCTGAATTTGCCTATACCAGCATCGCGGCCTTCGCGGCGTTCACCTGCCGCATGGCCTCTTTGTAGCCGGCGTGGTAGCTGTAGTAGGTTGTCTCGGTGGCCGTCTCGAACACACCGTCCAGCGGTTTGTTGATGTCCTTGATGGCGATAGGCTTTTTGGTTTTCTCATCCGTGACGATCTCGCTCTCGATTCGACCGTCGTTGTGGAGCGTGGTCTTTACACAGTACCACAGGGGCGTTTCCCGCCACTCGCGGTATTCCATTTCGACTTCCAAGCACTGATTTTTCATTTCCCTCAACCTCCGGGCTTTTTTTGGTTTCCTCATGGTTCTATTATACGACTTTTAGGCTCATTTGTCAATCTTTTTCAGAAATTTTTTCGGAAAAAATTTTTCCTAAAAGAGCCGACGAGCAGTAAAAAATCAGGAGCCTGCCGAGAAAAGCAAGCTCCTGATTTTCATTTCTTGGGTTTCCATGAACCAATGGCCTCGATCCCGAACAGGAGAACCGCCATGTCCTCCATCGCCTTCCCAACGTCCCGGTAGAAGGTCCGTTTGTCTATGTTCAACTGCTCCGCGATAGCCTCTACCCGCATCTGATCCTTCCCGATGTACCGCAGGTAGAGGGCGTTCCACCGGCGGGCCTCCTCCGGGTTTTCGGATTCCAGACACAAGGCCCGGTAGGTTTTCAGCATCTTGTCAACGTGGCTCATCATCAACCCGGTCTTCCGGCGCATGGAACAAATCGAATTGACCTCTAACGCCTCCGGCGCAACGTGCGAGTAGTGCGCTTTCAGCTTGCGGTAGTTCTTCATCAGGAGGTTGACATCGTGATACCGAGCGTCGAACTCCTCCTCGATAATCTCGTCCCGCTTGGCGAGGACCTCGGCTGCCGCTATCCGGGCAACCTCCGCAATTTCTTCTTTCCGCATGGCAGCTCCTCCTTTTTTAACGGTGCAATTTACTGATTCGGGCTTTCAGTGCAGTCATCAAGGCATCCTGCATATCGCCCTTATACTGAAGGGCTGCAATAACGTCCTCGTCCATGCCGCCCCGGACAATCAGGTGGTGGATAACGACCGGGTGCTCCTGGCCCTGCCGGTGCAGCCGCTTGTTGGCTTGCTCGTACTGCTCCAGGCTCCAGGTCAACCCGAACCAGATGGCGTGGTGCCCACCGCGCTGAAGGTTCAGACCGTAGCCGCAGCTCGCAGGATGGGCCAGCAGCACGTCGATTTCCCCGTTGTTCCAGTCGGTTTCATCCTTCGCCTGGGAATAGACCCGGACCCGCAGCTTGGTAGCGGTCAGGGCGGCCACCAGCCGGTCACGGTCGTGCTGGAAATTGTAAAACACCAGGGCGTGTTGCCCATTTAACTGCTCAATCAGCTCCAGGAAGGCGTCGATTTTGCAGTCGTGGACGCTGAGGGCATTTTTGTTCTCGTCGTAAATCGCCCCGTTGCAAAGCTGCAACAGCTTCCCGGTCAGGACTCCTGCCGTTCCTGCGGTGATGGTGTTCTCGTCGATTTGCAGAAGCAGGTCGGTCTCCAACTGGTGATAGGCTTTCGCCGCCGGAGCGTCCAGCATCACGGGGATGTCGTTGTGAAGCATGTCCGGCAGGGTGATGTAGTCCTCCGCCTTCATGCTGATGCAAATATCGCTGATGGCGTTCTTAATCATCTCGAAGCTGCCGTCCTTCGGCGTGTAGCTGAAGATGGTCGTGCGGTTCCGCTTTCCGGGGATGAAGTACCTGTCTCGATAAGCGCCCATCGTCTTGCCTAACCGGGCCCCGCCGTCCAGGAGATAAACCTGCGCCCACAAATCCTCCAGGCCGTTGCTCGAAGGGGTGCCGGTCAGCTCCACGATGCGGCGGATGCGGCTCCGCACCAGCTTCAGGGATTTGAACCGCTTGCTCGACGGGTTCTTGAAACTGGAACTTTCATCCAGTATCACCATGTCGAACGGCCATTCGTTTTTGAAGTGCTCCACCAACCACGTCACGTTCTCCCGGTTGATGATGTAGGCGTCCGCCGGCGTCGCCAATGCCCGCAGCCGCTGCTGAAGCGTCCCAAGCACCGGGACAATCCTCATCTTCCTCAGATGGTCCCACTTTTGGGCCTCCGTGTTCCAGGTGGCCTCCGCCACCTTCTTCGGGGCGATGATGAGGGGCTTCGCAACCTCCCACCGATTGTACCGAAGGTCGTGTATGGCGGATAGGGTGATGACTGTCTTGCCTCAACCCAAGCCCATATCCAAAAAGAGGCCCACCGCGCGATTGTAGATAATGCTGTCAATGCAATACTGCTGGTAGGGATAGGGTACGAACTTCATCGGGCATCACCTCCTTCATCGTGGATTTTGTGCCATTTGGCGTGTTCAGCTTGTGAAGGAAAAACCTCCAAATTGCTCGGACGGTTATTCCGTTTATTTCCATCTTTGTGATGAACGACCTCGCCGGGTTTCAGAGGCCGACCAAGCATAAGCTCTGCTACCCTTCGGTGCGTGTGGCGGCCCATGAACTTTTCATAGGACTCTCCGCTACCCGTGTTGAGATGTGCAGTCCGTAATTTCAATCGTGTTTCCGGCGTCATCCTGGTCGGATTCAATTCTCGATTCATCTTCGAGAGCCGTGCGCTGTTCTTCGCAAAGTCACGATAACGATACCCGTCCGGGTTATCCGCTTTATTGGAGAAGTGACCGAGACACGCTCGACTGCAAAAATTGTGTTCTTTGATTTTCGACGGGTATCGGTACATTGGCTTTCCGCACCAGTCGCAGGTTAGTTGTACCTTCACGTCTGCATACCTCCAATTTCAGCCAGGAGCTGCTTCACGCTGTCGATGCCCTTGACTACCCTCACATCCGCCCCCCGTTTTTGCATCTCTCCAATCGTGTATCTCTGGATTTTCGCCAGACGCCCGGTTTCAGTCTTCAGCTCCGCAAATATGATTCTGCCGGTGGCCGTGATAATGAGCCTGTCAGGTACTCCCGGTGTGCCAGGGCTCGTGAACTTCAGGCACATTCCACCGAGCTTTTTTACCCCGTCAACGAGGCGCCTTTCAATCGTGCTTTCAAGCATTTTTGTCCTCCTCGAAATCTCGCGCGCGTATGAGCGCCTAAAACAGAGGATTTAGAGACATTAGAGAATTACGTTATCTCTCTAATTTTCTCTATCTCTCTAATTTAACTACTCTATAGGAGTGAATGTTTCAATGTTTCAACTACTACATAATAGAACTTTGACGGCCATAAGACCTCGTGGGCCGCCGGGTGACTGCGATTTTCTGCAACTTTTTCGCTGAAACATCGGGTGAAACAAGTCCGAAACATTGAAACATTGAAGGCTGAAACATTGGGTTGAATTATTTTCTCTAACCTTGAATTTCGTGTCTAATGTTGGAGTTAAAGGAAATGTTTCGCCCAATGTTTCGCCCAATGTTTCAGCCCTCAACGGCGCTGGAACCCCCTCTGGTAGCCACAGTAACCGAACCGCAAACCATTGGAGGTTTTGCACCACCCCGGCAGTGACCGAAGGATGTCGTTTATCTCGGCGGACTCCGCATATCGGAAGTCTTTAGGCTGCCCGCCGAACGCTTCGCACCAAATCTCCAGGGCGCATACCCTGTCTCGGAGAACCAGCTTGATGTCCCCCTGCGCCATGCCGTTCAGGAACATCCGCCGCCTGTCGAGAGGCCACTTCTGCCAGTCCTCCGGCACAGGGGTTTCGAGGAAGTCCAGGATGACGCCTTCCTTGCTACTCATCTCTCGGTGGGATTCCTGCTCGGCTTTGGCGGCCTCCTCGACCTCTCCTACCAGAAACAGTCCCTCACCCATACGCCACCGCATCACAGCCTCGGCCCAAATCTGGTCCTTTTCTTCATCCAGGTCCAGCCACACGCTTTTACTGCGCGGGCCCAGCCCGGTATCGACCGGCCAGAACCGGCGGTTGCCCGTGCGGTCACGCAGGAACTCGGTGGTGTTCGTGGTGCCGAAGAACACGCAGCACCTCGGGATGTCCTTCACATGACGCCCATAGGCCGCCCGGAACTTATCGGAGCGCAGGCTGAGGAACTGCTTGATACGGGCCACGTCCGATTTGTGAAAGGCGTCCAGCTCGCTGACTTCTACCAGCCACACGCCCTGGAGCAGCTCGCTGGCCTCCTTACCCTCGAAGGTGCGGATGCCGTCATTGAACCAGCCCATACTCATCTTGTCGAGGAGTGTGGATTTGCCTATGCCCTGTGGCCCCGCCAGAATGAGCATGGTGTCATACTTGCACCCCGGCTCCATGGCGCGGGCCA